GTGCCACCTACATAAATATAATTATTATCTAAAATATTACCGCTGTTAATTGGTAAATTACAACTATCATTTCCGATTGCAGAACTAATTGTTAAATCAAAATAATGACCGCTAACATCGTCATCGTTACGCTCAGTAAAATCAGTTAAAGAAATATTAGCATCAAATTTAAAAGCACCTAAATAACCGCTATTACGCACTTGTCTTAAATAGTTAGGTACATCATAGCATAGTCTTTCAGTATCGCTTAAAACTTGGTTTATGTTGCTTATATCCTTATTCACTAAGTCACTAATCACAATCATATACTTGCGACTAACAACCCCCTCTGCAATGCTACTACCTTGTAAAATAACATTCATAAATGGGTAAACAATTTCTACGTTTGTGTCCGCTTCCGATTCGTCACCAAAGTAAAATGAGTTTATTCCTTTGTGTTTTAAAGCAAAGTTTTTAAATAATTCTATGTCCTGATTTAAAGTTATCATTTACTCTTCGTTTCTCCAATAATTAAAACGATTAAACGCTTCGTTGTTAAATTCACCAGCACCACGCATAGCAATACCATTTGTATAATTGCGCATAGTTGGATTCATTCCAGTATTACTTACCTCTAAATATTTAGGAAAAGTATTTGTATTCATAATTAAATAATCGGTTACTAATTGAGCATAACGCTCTGCGTGTATTCTCCATTTATCCATTAAGAATTTAACGTCACTCATATCAGCAGAACTTGAATTATCACCGCTTTTTACTTGTATGCCTTTGTTTTGATACGCAAATTTAAAGTCGGGTGACGCTTCCATTTTAACGTACCAACATAAAGCCTTTGCAATATATTCATTTATTAATGCCTTTTCATTTGGATATAAAGCCATTGTAGGGCTTGCAATTATCTTAGTCTTTAAATCATTGTATAAATTAGTACCTAATATTTTTTGAATGTAAATATCTTGTACCATTATGATAGTACTTTCTAATTTTTTCCAATCTACGTTACCGTCAACTCCAGCGAGTTTTTTAAAGTAATCTTCCTGTATGAATAAAACGTCAGCCATTGTTTATTTTTTCTTTTTTCTTAATCTCGTTTCTGCATACCATGAATGGTTGCAAGTGCTATCTATATAACCGCCTTTGTTAGTAAATCCGCCACGATAGTCCCAAGCTGAATCTCCAAAGTCATTATTCCAACCGTCAATAGTTTCAAAATCCCAACCCATTTTTTTAAACTTTTGTAAACCTATTGTGTCTTTACAAAAATCATGTGATGTACTTAATAAAACATCACTTATTCTATTTGGGTTACTTGCATAGCTAACACCTTCATTTAAGTCATAAGTATAAAGTGTATAAATTTCGTCACTTT